GATGTTAATAATAATAAAAGCCCTGCCCGATTATGGTCGGGGCTTTTTAAATTTAAAGTAATGGATATTACACGAAATGAAGATCAATATTGGAGGTATCGTGGTTATTCGGCTGACTTAGCCCGTGGGTTGTATAATGGCACCACTAATGTTACTTTTAGTGCTGAAGGCGCTGAACCTGTTACATTAAATGATATCAAGGAGTGGGGCAAGATTGACACTACAGCTGATAACGCTTTGATTACAGCCCTTATTACCACAGCCAGGATAATGTGTGAGCAATATACCAATACTTCTCTTGTTGCACGTACAATCGTTGCTGATATAAATAATGCCAATGGTGGTTTTGTCCTCCCTTATGGGCCGGTAACTAATACACCTACAGCAGTTGATTGGCAGGGTACTGCTTTAACGCTTGTTTGGAATTTCAGCCAAATACAAACACCCTATGGTAGAATGTCGGTAACATATACTGCAGGTTTTACAATCGTTCCACAAATATATAAGACAGCGATAATGGAACAAACATTATTTCTATATGAGAATAGAGGTGATGAAAAAACAGGACTATCTCCAATGTCGCAGCTAGTTCTTAACCCATTAATCAAACAGAAATAATGGCAATAGGAAAATTTAACAGAAGGCCGATATTTTATAATGAAAGTTATGTGCAGGATGCCGGTGGTGGTAGCCGCGCTGTTGAAACTGAAAGATGGGAGCAGTGGGCTGAGATTAATGATAGGTCAGGTAGCAGTTTCACAGGTCAATCACAGGATCTTACTACCTATGATTACCGGGTGAGGGTAAGGTTTGATGGGAGGTTTAGCACTTTAACCGGTATGATTTACGAAGGGCAGGTATGCAAGATGCAAAGCATGACAATAGAGAGTGAGGGTTATAAGAATTATTTATCGCTTCGATTTACAAAAACTGAAACATGGGTGGATCTTTCATAAAGGTTGAGGGGCTTGATAAGGCACTGGCAAGGTTTGATGTGAAAAGGTATGAGCCACAGGTACAGCAATGCTTTGATAGGTTTGGGTTATCGGTTGAATTAAAAGCAAAGCAGTTGGCACCGGTTGATGAAGGACACTTGAAGGGATCTATATTTCAGCAGCCTGGTAGGTTATCATCAACAGTTGGCGCGAGTGTTAATTATGCTGCTTATTTAGAGTTTGGTACTAGGCAATATGCTGCAGCTTATGTTGGTGGATTACCTGCACAATGGCAGGAACTAGCACAAAGTAAAAAAGGTGGCACATCGGGTACATTTGAGCAGTTTGTATTAAGGCTTACAGCATGGGTACACAGAAAAGGTATTACTGGGATGTTTAGTGTAAAAACAAGGAAGCGTACAGGTGGAAAAGATGTGCAATCTAAACAGGATATGCAAGTTGCATACCTTATTGCTAGGAAAATATTAAAAAACGGCATTAAGCCGCAACCTTTTTTATACCCGGCTTTCAATATCAGTAAGGAGAAGTTATTAAAAGAGTTAAACGCAATTAAACTATGATTGATATAAACTACAGCTTACGGATTGCTTATACAACGGCCCTTAATGGTATTACCGGCATGCCCGTATTTTATAATAATCTTCCTCCAAATATATCACCTGATAATTACATTGTATTCAGAAGTATTACTAATACAGATGCCAGCACAATGAATAGCAGCGATATCAATACCCAAATAACCGTGGAGATACAAACTTTTGAGGATGGCATAAATTCAGGGCTTACCTCGGATATGGTAGCTAGGGAGGTATTTATTAGAATACTTCCTAATCCTGGGGCAACACTTACTTTAGATGGCGCGCAGATGATATCAACAAGGCTTTTAAATGATATTACTAACCAACCTGTGAATGTAGGCAACAGGGCTTACGTGAGCCGTTTTTTGACTTTTGGGCATAAAATATATTTACGTTCAGATATTTCGTAAAAATAAATGCAACCATATTGCAAATAATTATTAACTTTATTAAAATTTAAACACATGGCAGAGCACAAAATTAATGGTACCGACTGGTTATTGTTCATTGGATTGGATGGCATCACTTACAATACTGTTGTTTGTCTTACTTCACAAACTGTTGATCGTACTACAAATGAGATTGATGCAAAATCTAAATGTGGTCCGGATAAATTAGCCGGTACGCAAGATAATGGTGTATCATTTGAAGGACAGGTTATGGCAGATCCTACCACTGGCCGCATCAGTACAGATGATCTTGATGATTATTGGAGAAACAAAACAACTATATATTGGAAATGCGGTAAGGCCGTTCCAGTAGTTGGTGATGTTACCTATTTAGGTACTGGGTTTGTAAGCAAATTATCTGAAACAGGTGCGCAAGATGCTGTACTTACTTTTAGTGGTACCATTGGAGTTTATGGAACTATTGCAAAAACAACAGCAACTTCATAAGTTATGAGTTATATCCAAATTGAAATCGGGGGTAAACTAAGAGGATTAAAATTCAGTCAGGGAACATTGATATTATTTCAGGATAGTATCAAAAGTTACGATGAAGCAGAGATAAAAGCCTTTGCATCCCACAAGTTAGTTTGGGCCGCATTGAAAACAAATTGCATCATTAAAGGCGAAGAGGTAGATTTTACTTTTGCAGATGTTTTTGATTGGGTTGAATCATTGACTGAAGATGTATTACTAAAAATACATGCTGCATTCAATGAATCGCAAGGATTTAATAAAGATTTGCCGGAGGATAAAAAAAAAGTGAAAATAAAAACTACAAAGAAAGCTGTTACCGAATAGCAGGCAGATTAGGTTGGAATGAGGTTGATTTATATAAGTGTAGCCCTGAAGGATTTTATTGGATCTCTCAGGGCTATTTTGATAAAGAGCAAGAGAGCAGTTTGGTAATGCGTAAGGTGGCGCAACTTATTTACGCATCAAATGGTGGTAAGCCCAATGAGTTTGATAAGTTTTGGCCAATCGGAGAGCAGCACCAACCTGATAGTAAGACCTGGGGAACAAAGGAAGAAGCAACGGAGATGGTAAGAAAAATACAAGAGGCTCATAAAATAAAAATAAAGACCAGTGAGTGATATTAAAATTGTAATAGGGGCCGATGTAACCAACGCCGTTACAGGTATTGAAAAAGTCAATGGCAGTTTATTTAAATTTAAAACAGAATTAAGCAAGTCAAGCGCTGGCATGACTTCTGTCAATGCCGCATTATTAAACACAGCTAACGCAGCGAAAACAACTTCATTTACCATAGAGGGCATTGGATCTACTTTCCAAAGGGTTACACCAAAGATGAGTGCAATGGGTGGTATAACTAGTTCACTTAAAAGTAATCTTCTTTCAATTATTGATCCAACATATTTATTAATTACCGGGATTACAGCTCTAGGAGTTGCGTTGTATGCATTTATAACTAAAGAAAGTAAGGCTGAAATAGCAATGAAATCTTTTATTGAAAATGCTAAAGAAAGTAAAAAAGCAAGTGCAGGTATTTATAGTGAACTTGCTAAAGAAGCTACCCAAGTACAAACTTTCATTGGGTTACTTAATTCAGAAACAGAATCTAGGGAAAGGAAATTAGCAGCAATCAATGAACTACAAAAAATCAATCCTACGGTTTTTGAAGGATTGAAAATGGAGGGAAATTTAGTTATTGGACTTGATGCGGCGTATAAAAGTTACATTGCAAATCTTCAGGCAGTTCTGAGTATTAAAATGCTTCAAAGAGATTTAGAGGCTGTTACAGAAAAGATAATTATAGCACAAGGTGGTGCAAGGACTAAGGGGGATCAAAAAGCATTTGATATTCTTGAAAAATCCGCTAAATTAAGGAGAGAATCTGATAACCTTTCAGTTAGATTGCCGCAATTACAAAAAGAAGGGAAAGCGCAGGACGAATTAAATTATTTATTACAAAAACAAATAGCTCTTGTATCACAAATAACTGAATTATCGCGAGGTATAAAAATTACCCCACTAAAAACGGATGATTTAAAAATAAGTACTAAAAAAGTTGAGGTAGAAAATATCGGCAAAATAGAGTTCT